TTACCTGTAACAGCACCTTCAACGTTTGCAACTAGTGTGCCTGTTGTAACTGATATGTTACCTGTTGAATCTGCTGTACCTGTTGTAGTACCAACTGTAAATTTGTCGGCACTCTCATCCCACATAATGATTGCATTATCACCAGTCGAACCTCTTTCGATTATGATACCTGCATCATTGGCATTAGAACCTGCACCACTATTTAATTCTAATAAGTTATCTGAAACTGTTGTATTTGTTGTTGCTACTGTAGTTGTAGTTCCGTTAACTGTTAAGTTACCTGTGATTGTAGCATTTCTAGTAACTGTTAAATCTTGTCCTATTGTTACATCATCTGGCAAAGCAATTGTTAAAGTATTACTTGATTGTGATGTTACGATTTCGTTTGACGTACCAGCAACTGTTAATGTTTCTCCGTTAACAACCGCATGTGAACCACTATCACCTGCAAACGTAATTGATGTTGCTGTAGTTTGTGAATCAACATATGCTTTGATTGATTGTTGAGTTGCTAAATGAGTTGCACTATTAGATGACATATTGTCTTCATCTTTAACAGCTGTACCACTAACACCTGTATTCAACACTGGACTTGTAAGTGTCGGTGTTGTCATTGTTTTGTTTGTAAGTGTTTTTGTTGTAGCAGAATAGTATGTGTCTAAGTCTGTGACAGCAACTTGAACCATAGTTCCGTTGTCATTTAATACTACTCTATCAGCATCAGCTACTGTAGTTGATGTAGCACTTGTGTCACCATCAATAATATTAATTTCAGCAGTAGTTACTGTTGCACCATCTAACTTGTTTAGTTCAGTTGCAGTTGATGTAACAGCGACATTCTCATTTATCTTTGGTGATGTTAATGTTTTGTTTGTTAACGTATCAGTAGTTGCTCTTCCAACGACAGTATCAGTCGCATTTGGAAAAGTTAAAGAATATAAACTTGAACCACCACCTAACTTACTGTAGATTTCGTTAAAGTTATCGTTAATTAAATCACCACCTGCACGTAACGTAGTACCCGTTCCGTCATTAGCAGTAGTTCCTATGTCGATTGCTTGTTTTGCCATAATCCTTAATATTTATACGTTAACCCGCATCAAACGTTTCATTAGTACTATCAAATTTAGTTGCATCTTCGTCAAATGAGTTTGATCCAAATATAATTTTTCTAGTATCTGTTGGTATTGCAAAGTTAGTTCTTAGTCCTGAAGTAAACGTTGCAAATGTTGGCGTTTGTTCGTTTGGTGGCGTTTTACCCGTACCCCTTATTTTGATGTTGTTTAGTGTTGCGATTGTAATACCACTAAGTGGCGATGTACTTTGAAAGGCCGTAGATGCAAATCTATTAATTGTTTTATATCTAGGACCTGCATAGATAAACCCTTGTCTAACATTAACCCCTTGTACAGTTTGTGTTTTGTTTTGCTCTGTTTTAAGTGTATATTCACTTGTTAATGTAACGTCTCTTGTATTTGCGTCAAATGATGCACTACCCTCAATACCTAATGTAGGGTTAGAGTTGAGAGTTGTACCGTCTGTATCTGTACCAAGTCTTCTACCAATTTTCTCAGAGAAGATAAGTTCAAATAATTCGATAACTTCGTCTGCCTCAACAGCACCACTAGATAATGTAAATCCTGTTTTCATTCTAGCACTAACTTGTGTAGCAATAGTTACTTCACCAAAGAAGTTGAAACCTGCTGGGTGCATAGTTCGTTTGAAATCATCTTTCCAAACTTTTAATGATTCACCAACTTTGATTACATAAGAGTAATCTTGCCAGTAATCACTGTCTTGTACTTTCTTAGTTGATTCTGATACTTGTCCTTTAACACCTGAGTACTCACCACTTGTTGTAACGATACCACCAATAGTAGTTGATATCTGAGCTGTACTATCTGTAACAATTTTTGCAGTTGCACCAGATGTGCCACCAGTAATCGTTTCGCCTTTGACAAACTCACCACCAGTTACGTCTGTTACTTTCAATAAGTTTGTATTGCCATCGTAACTTATAACTGTAGCAGTTATAGTACTTTGGTCTTCGATTAAAAGTCTATTACCATCTTCTAATATAATAATAGAATCTTGGTCTACAAGTTTTACATCGTCTAAAATAATTCTTTGGTTATCTGGATTCTCTCTAACCATAAAGTTAATATGATCATCTCTTACAACATCTCTACCAGGTCTGTCATCAAGGATAGACAATTCAACTTCATTTTGGAAGTCTTGTGTATCAACTTCCATTTGTATTCCACCAGGTCCACCAGGTGTTGCATCTTCTAATCTATATTGTGCAGGTTTAAATTCTTCTAATGAAACTGTACCAAAATCAAAAACTTCAAATGGTTCATCTGTAATTCCATTTGTAGTATTCATGGTTATTGTTTCACCAGCAACAAATGAATCAGACGCATCTTCTAGCTGCATGTTTGTTGGAACGTTAACAGTAGGTATGATCTGATAATTGAAACCATGATCTAAAACTTTTGTTTCTAGTATCTGACCTATTCTTGTATCACTTGGAAATATATCAGCACCAGTACCACTAGATGTAATTGATAACGTAGGCAGTGAAGCATAACCACCACCTTGATTTGTAACTTTAATATCTGTTATGTCATTGAGATTACTATTCGTTGCAGCTTCCATAATTAGAATACCACCGTCTTCATCTATCAATTGGAATCCTGTTCTATCTTCAGTCTCAATTGTAAATCCACCATTGACCACTCTGACTTCAGCTGTGAAACCAGAACCCTCTGTGCCTGTATTGTCTGGAACAATCGCATCACCAATAGCATATCCACTACCACCAGCATCTACTTTAACTTCAGCAATACCAGACTTAGATACTTCTTCAATTTGTAATGTACCACGTTTACCTGCACCTTCAGCTGTAAATGTAATACTATCGTTTGCAGAATAATAAGCACCACGATCTGTTACAGTTACTTGATCAATACTTGGATGCACTACACATTGTATTAATACTTCAGGATTAGTATTGTCAACACCAGTGATGAATACTTCCGTCTCTTGTGGTAAGTTTGTTTCTTGGTTTATCTTATTACCATCTTCTAGTAATATGAAGTTGCCATCTTCTAAAAGTAGTTCTTCTTCTTCATCGAAAAATCTAAAGTCACCAACAATACTATCTTCTTCTAAGAATAGAGTTGTTACCTCAGTACCATTAATTCTTTCTTTGTTAACACCATTTACAATTGCAGTTGCAGTATCAACAAAATCATTTCCAATTTTATCTGTTTGTGTAATTGTTTGGTTAAGTAAGTTAGATGTATCAGCAGTTGTTGGTGTTCTTAATACAACTTTAATTAATTTCTTTGTACCCCAATCACCATCAGATACACGTAACAAATCTCTAGTTGGTAAGTATACCTCAGCATCTTGGTCAAACAATAATCTAAAGAATGCTTTGTGTCCATCGACAGTTCCTTTTCTAGCATACAGTTCACCAATACGTGTTGCGATCTGTCTTTTGTTTAGACCATCTGCTAACTTATCTGGTATAGTATTAAGAAAAGTTTTTTTAAATTCTACAAAGAAGTCATCTAACGTTTGGTTGACATCTGTATATTCTAATAGTTGTGTTATGTTTTCTGTTGGGTTTGCTCTGTATCTTTGTACAGTTGCAGTTGCACCTGATGTGCCACCAGTGATAGTTTCACCAGTAATAAATTTTGTGTTTGCTGTTATATAAATTTTATTATTGTCAGCATCTTCAATCAGAATAGTTGCAGTCTGACCAGACGTTGCACCAGTGATAGTCTCGCCATTTATAAACTCACCTTTACCTGATTGTTCGTCTATAATATAATCTGTAGCATCACTACCAAATTCATCTGTACCATCTAATTGTACAAACGAAACATCAGCAGTTTCTAATCTGATTTGATTAATATCTGCTACATCGCTCAGAGTAATCTGAGCACTTTCCATTAAAGTGTAATACTTTTTTACAAACTCTAAAAGGGCTGGACTTTGTGACTGAATAAATTCAGGCAACTGTCGAGTAACGAGATTCGATATTTTTTTGTCATTAGTTGCCATTGGTCATTAATAATTCGATGATGTTGTTGTGTATCCTACACCTGCTGTTTCAGCAAAGTTATCTACACTTACATTTACAGTTGCATCATTTAGATTAAATTCTAATACTTGATTACGTACAGATTTAATATCTTTACTATCTGGTTGTACTGTTAATCTAAAGACTGTTGATGTTGAGCCATTGATGTTTGATACAGAGGTTATGAATAAATCGTTTATTTTAATTTCACCAGTTGTGTAATCAATTGTACCTTGTGTTGTATTTGCAAAAGTTTTGATTGTGTCTGCAACATAATACAATCTAACATTACCACTACCATCATCATCTAAAAAGTATTCGTTAGTTGTATCGCCATTAATTTTAAAACCAGTAGTAGATACAATTGACATGTGACCATCGTGTGGATGATACAATGCATTATTAAATTTAATTGTGTACGTTTCTTTCTTTGTAGTAACAGGAGTTACTTCTTGGTACATTTTATATTTTGTTGAGTTACTTAAAATAGATGAATCAGTATCATCAATTGTTTTAACTAAGTTAGAATGTCTTAGTATACCATCAAACTTTTTAAGTGTATTGTTGTTGTAGTTTGTTAATGTAGCTAGAACAAGTTGTTTAATATCGTCTGTCGATTTACTTGTTACTTTAGCATCATACTTAACATCTGATTCTACAACTAAGAATATTGTTTCTGGATCAGAGATCACAGGTGTTACAGAAGCAACCATATACTTTTTAAGTTCAGTTGTAATATCATCTTTTACAGCTTGTGTAATGTTACTACCACTAATTGCTTTGATTGAGATGTATGTTCTACCATACACAGGTGGATCGTTTTCTTCTCCACCCCATACTCTGATTGATTGTATGTTAGGATAGATTGATCTAACGATTGATTTGAAATCGTCTACTGTCACAGCTCTATTCTGTGATGAATATCTTTTTGGTGCATTGAATTTAATTGATGAGTTTTCTTCAGCAGGTGCGCCACCAAAACTATTACTGACTACAGATACAGTGATGTTTGAGAAACCATCAATCGAACTTGCACTTGCAAATGTTGTAGCACTATTACTTGCATCACCATTCGTTACAACGTATGATATGTTTACAACGTTACCATTGCTTAATGCTTTACCAATTACTCCATCACCAAATGTAATCTCATATTGCTGATCTTCTACAGCATCTAAAAAGAATATTTTAGAATCATCAGTTGCACTTGTAAAGTCTGTAGACAACGTATAAGTTTCTGTTGTACTATCACTTGCTGATGTTTGTACTGTAACTTTTAATGTCGATGTATCTGCGTTAATATTTTTAATTAGAAATCTTTGATTGGCATCTGTAGTATCCACAGTATATTTGTTTGATACCAAAGTACCTTCGTATACATCTACGTTAGAAAAAGTATACACACCATCTGTTGGTGTAATCGATACAGCTTTGTTTGTTACATACTGATAAGATACACCATCGATTGTTGTAGTGAACGCTGTGCCTCTTGCCATTGTAACAGTTGCTGTTGTAGCATCGTTAACTGTAACGTTCAATGTAGCCTTTGGTGCTCTAGCTGATCTTGCAGTGTAACCAATTTGTTTTGCATGTGATACGACAGAGTTACGTAAGTCAGCAGAATCTAAAAACATTTCGTTTGCCAACATGTTCGAATACAAAGCATTGTAGTGTGTATTGTAAGATAGTAAGTCTAACAATACAGCCATACCTGAACCTTCGAAGTCGTAGTCTGTAAATTCTTTTTGTTTGCTTAAATATGTTTTTAGATTTTGTTTGATGTTATCAAAATCTAGTTCCGTAATGTTTAGTCTCTCTGCCATTATCTCAATCTTTCTAAGAACGTTGTCAGTGTGACAAGTTCGCCTGGTATGTTAATTACATAGAACTGAATTGTAACCTCATATTCATTTCTATCCAATTGTGGATTTGCATTTACACTTACCAACCTTGCACGAGGTTCAAAGTTATTGATGACCTCAGAAATCTGTTTCGTTAATAAGTTGGCAGTCAATGGTGTCATTGGTTCAAATAATATATCAGTTACGTTCGAACCAATCTCTGGATGAAAAGGTCTTTCGTAGTGTTTTGTTAGAATGAGATTCTTTACACTTTGTTTGACAGCTTCAATGTCTACCTTCTTTGTCACATCTTTTGTATTAGGATGTGGTGAGAAGATTAGATTTAAATCTTTATAGATACGAGCACTACGAGAACTATTGTTCGTACGTGATGCGTCATAACTTCCAGTTGAATAGATTGCCATTCAACTATTTATATGTTATATCTGAGGATTACCGACCCTGGCTGTTGTACTTTTTATACGAACGTCTTTTGGATTTATTCATAGAACTAGTTTTAATTCTACCCCCACCAATAGATGTATGTTTATGAGTACGTTCATGCGTGGGTTTATCTTTATCAAATTTTACACGAGCCATAATTATTTACATTCACAATTTTTACAATCGCAAGATTGACAAGACCCCCCATTTGAACAGTGGCAGCTATGGTCACAATTTTTACAAGTCATAAAGTTATTTATAAAAGGTGCGACATAGTGTCGCACCCCATAGAACATAACGAGAACATTAGGGTTTTTTACCAAATTAGTCCTTGACACTAGGAACAGATTGTGGTATATTGTACGTATGATTAAACAAAGAAATACGAAAGGTGCGACAATTATGACCATTTACAATAACGATAGTCCTGATAATATAGATGCTATGATAAACAATAAAAACCAAAAATCTAAGTACGAAGACGATAACTTAGATACTCTTTTAAAAGAGTTTGATATTGAAGATGCTGATATCGATGTTGATATCGCTACGAATGATGACATTAACGAACTAGAAATATTTGATTACTAATTGAGAAAGAAGAAATACATTATGAAAGATAGACGTAGAAAAGTTTTTGAGAGAGTTGTTAATCCGATTATCTCAAAATATATGATCAATCCTTTTTCGAGTAATGAAGTTGCCATTGCAAAGAATATACCAATGAAGTATCTTCCTTACTTTAAAGAAGTGACGAAACATAAAAATGCGATGAACGTTCGATACAGATACAGAGGTCCGAGTACATCTGATTATAAAAGAGATCAATCGTACATCCACATGAACCATGCGACAACGTTTGCATTATACACACGATAACCAATAGGAGAAATACATTATGATAAAAGTTGAACAATCTGCAAAGACAATCGAAGAAGGTATAAAGAACTTGATGGCAGGTGCCAAACAAGATTATTTGAGAATGTCTACACGTGACGGTGACGTAAACAAACTGTCAGGATATTCAAAAGAACAATACGAGAATTGGGATAACAAGACCAAAGTATCAGAAGGTAAGAAGTATATCAAAATCGTACAGGATACTGGTGTGTTTTGTTTTATCGCCAAAGAAGATTTTAAACATTTCAAAAAGGGTGACGTACTCAAGGCTGCGGGTTATAACAAACCTGCGTTAAACTCTCCGAGAGGTAACGTCCTTACAGGTAACTATCCGATCCAATGGACAGGTCCTCTCTATCTTAATTAATCGCTATTTTTTTTAGGACGCTTTTTTACACAGGTTCCCTAGCTCAACTGGATAGAGCAGTAGACTTCTAATCTACAGGTTGCAGGTTCGAATCCTGCGGGAATCGCCAATTCGTTGAGCGAGCGTATCCCAATCGGCAGAGGAAACAGACTTAAAATCTGTACAGTGTGGGTTCGAATCCCACCGCTCGTACCAACGAATAAATAGTATTATGATTGTAAATATAACTGATAAAGCAAAAGAACAAATAGACAACCTATGTGAGAAGAATAACAAATGGGCTGTGTCTCTCAATATGAAAGGTGGGGGATGTGCAGGCTTTGAATACACATGGGGATTCTTAGACCAAGATGAGATGCAAGACGATGACGAATGGGTAATGACAAATAAACATCGATTAGTGATCGGAGGACCATCTTTGATGTATCTAATGGGTACAACGATTGACTATAAAGAAGAAGTGTTTGGCTCGAGTTTCTCACTTGATAACCCTAATGCAAAGTCTTCATGTGGATGTGGCACAAGTATATCCATCTAGCAATTGACACAATTCCATTCCGCTAGCATTGCTATTCCAGCACGAAAAATTTTCTGATATTCACCTTAGAGATAAGCCGTAGAGATTTGACGGGTGGCCAATCGATATATGTCTATAGTGTCTATTGCATTTGTAGACTAAGAGTTATTTGCTAGTATTAACGCACGACCCGATCACACCACAGTATAACACAACAGTGGCCGGTTGTCAAGGGTGGAAATGGTTAGCCGCCAATAAAAACAGTACTACTACCAGTCTCTATCTGGTTCGATCCATCGCCGGCTGATATACCAGCTGGATCATCGCCGGTGTCAGCTGTATCTCCAATACGAGCTGCACCCTTAGTTCCACTATTCAAATTAATGGTAGCTGCATCTATGGTAGCATTACCTGTCACGTTTACATCCCAGTTGCCGGCTATATTCGTTGTGCAATTACTATCGATTTGTAATAATACATTACCGGATACGTGTATGCTATCTTTACCTGCAATGACTGTGTAATTATCGTTGACAATATGTGTTGATTTGTCTCCATTTGGATGTATTTGGTAGAATGTGCCGGATTTATGCTGTTCTCGTATACGTTCAGCGCCGGCTGTGTCATCGTATTCTCGTATATGTGACTTGGTAGCATAGACTTTGTTATGTGGATAGACTGCATTATATGGATCAGCCGGCTCAGAGATCGTGCTATCGGGCGTATATGTATGTGTTTGTGTGCCTCTTGCCAGTTTGTTTATGTCGCTCTCACCAGCTTCCACCGGATATACTCCGGCTGGATCATTGAACCCTTTGTCCTTATCTGCCACAGCTGCCGGAAGCCCTGGCAAACTACCCATAATCACTGGCTCCTGGCAATCCACGTCTCTAAAGAAACCCACTACCCAACTGCCTTCTAACAGAAAAGGTGTATGCCCTATGCCAGATACGGCCGGAGAAGTCACTGGTGTCATTACAGAAGCCCATGGCAAGTCGGCTGTAGGCAGCTCTGTCTTGTTCTCTGTATGAAAGCCTAGTGCTCTTACTCTTACTCTGCCGGTTTCCAATGGATCACTGGTGCTTTC